ACTTGAGTTCTGCTTTCCAAGAAAAACAAGAATCTATTATTCAAGAGAAACTTGACAATATGACTCCAAAAGAGAAAGTGTTATATGAAAAACAACAAAAATAAAAAGAAGTAGAAGCACAATACCAAAAACAATTAGAGAATCTTAGAGAGGGTAAAGACTCCAACATAATTTTACTAAATACCAATAATGCAAAAAATCAGACTGGAATGGGATTGGTGCAACCTACAACAACAGGACTCCTAAAGACTTCTGTTAATAGTTCAGATGAATTTACAATTCTAGCGTTTGCAGATATTGCTTCAAGGGTAAGTCAACAACAGAAATTACATATTGATGTTCTAGTGACAGATGATACAAAATCTAATGTTAATGGAAATTTTGGGTGGGTTGGAATGTCAATTAATGGTGGTTATATGGAATAGGTTCTTATGCTATAGTGTATGGATTTGATTAAATAGTGACTACAATTACAAACACTCCATCTCATCGTATTGTAACTGATGCACAAATACAGCAATTTTTTTCAGATAATTCTATTGATATCACTGGAAAGTCTCTAAGCATTCAAAGAGATGAAGATGGAAAAATAATTAATGTAATAGTTGATGTTACCATGACTGACTTGAAGAGATTGGCAGAGTTGTATTAACTGAAGACGCACATATTTTCTCAGTACCGTTAAGTAAAACCAAAAAACATCTCCAAATTACTTGTACTCTTTTTAATGGTCATGGTAATGATAATATTAGTAAGTACACGATTTACAGAATTTATTTTAATACACATGAAACAAGTATTGCGGATTATCGTAATTGGTCTGGAGGTTTTTCTCATTCAATTATAGAGCCGGCATATGCAAATTACCACGATGTAAGACTCGATGTTTCAAACATTCAAACCAAAACAAAATCTGGCATTATGTATCAACATGCTGGAACATCTATGCGTTCTAATTCTTTCATATGGAATAATACTACTGATTACATAAATTCTATTTATTTTTTGATTCGTCTGGACAATTCTAATACACAACCAAGTTTTAAAGCTGGAACTACTGTAATAGTGGAAGGTTGGGACTAATGATAGAAATAAATCATAAAGATATTGATAATAATTATAGTTATTTTAAAGTTAAAAAATTCTGTGAGGACTTGGGGATTTCAATCCCAGATGATTTTAGTTTATTTGTGAAGAACTTTGTTCCATCTCAAATAGAAAAACTGCAAATCATCCCAAACATCACACCAGAACAAGAAAAAGAACTCATAAAATATCTATTCAACTATCGAAACAGGGCTCATAAAGGAGAAGATATACACAGTGATCAAGCCATAACACTATCCACTGGAAACTTTTGTACCGTAACTGGAAATACCACAATCAAATATATCAGCACAAAATATTGGGATGTTGGAAGTGTGATAATTTTGGAGTTTACAGAAAAAATTAGATTAGAACCTGATTCAGGTTTCTTCGATGGTACACCAGATACGAAAGTTCCAGCAGGTTATGCAGCATTATTATTAAGATATGATGAAGTAATAGAGTTTTTTCCACATTCAAATATAACACTTGTGTATAATGGCACTCATTGGAAAGAGACAGCAAAAACAATGGCAAGATTGCCCTTTAATTAGTTCAAAACTAAATTCCCAATATATAAAAGTATAATATCCGAAATATATTTTATATATTCAAGGTTACAACGTTACAATATGACCAATGTATCGGAAACCTTACAAACTGTTAAATACAAACAGTTCGTGGAGATGAAATTTTAGAATGCCACAATTTGAATTTAGAGTACTTTGTCAGAATAGAGGTGATGCGTGTACCCATGTTAAAAACATAATGCGTGAACAATTTTCAAACGTTAAGGGTGTAAGTTCGACTAAGACTTATGATCATACTGGAAGAATAATACTTTTAAATTCTACCGAAGCAATCGCATTAAAAAGACATTTGAAAACAAACTTTGGAAACAATGTTAGAAGTATCGAAATAGCATCAGTCTGAGGCCTACCTTACACCGCTTTTATCCTACCAAATATCTCTTTTTTGTAGTTCCTTTTTTCCCAACGATTACAAGAGAATTAATAAATCCCTTGAAGATTACACAGAACTTATATTAGAAAGATTTATAAATACTTCTAGTATAATACCATCATGAGTGGAAGACAACAACTCTCAGATGAGCAACAAAAACAGCAAAAAATTAATAATGAAAGAGCTGAACAATACGCACAACAATTTAAAGGGCCAGTCCTCTCACATCAGGCAACAGGTAATCAAGTAATACCAAACACCATTGATAGTCTTATTCAACAGTGTCTTATGCTGCATCAGCAAGTGGATTCACTAACCAGTAAACTCAAAGATTCTAATGGGGAACTTTCAACATTAAAGGCTGTTAATTCTGACAAAAAATCTAAAAAATAAGCATAATATTTAATAATACACATTTATATATAAGTAATATGGCAGTTCCAGATGCAATTACTGATTTAGCAGCAACATCCTCAGAGTTTTCACAGTCTGTACTTACATGGTCAGAACCAGCTGATAACGGAGAGGTAATTACTGATTATTTTGTGGAATTTTCCGTAGATAATGTTACATTTACCGAATTTGAACATACTGCAAGTACGGCAGTAACCATAACTGTAACTGGACTTGAAAACAATCAAACAAATTATTTTCGGGTATCTGCCATTAATGCTGATGGCACAGCAATAGCATCAAATGTTGTCACTGCAATACCTGAAAATGTACCATCTGCTGAATATTGTACTGTATCAGAAGTGGCGGATTGGCTTCGTATAAATATCAATGAAAATACTGATCCTAGCACTACTATGGTAACTAAAAACATATTGAGAAATCAGGAACATTTGGACAGAAAGACTGCTCATTCATGGCAAACTGAAAAACAAAAGAGAAACGAGGTTCATGATGTTCCAGATAGTTTATGGGATTACGGACAAGGCATACCAGTATTTTTACAACATCGTATGATAAATACACCATTTGATATAACAAAGGGTGACAAGTTTGAAATCTGGGATGGAAGTGATTACATTGAACAAGATGTATCTGAAAATAATAACTTTATTCATTTTGAAAAGACAAGCGGAACTTACTATATTCGGGGATTCTTTTTTACAATCCTTAAAAAGAAAAGATTTAGAATAACATATCGTTACGGAGGAGATCAAGAGAATGAACTAATACCACAAGATATTAACAAAGCATGTGTTTTACTCACAGCTATTAATATTTTAGAGACTGATTTTCAAATGTCACAAATCAAGTATGGTGGGGAGGGAACTGTAAGTAAAAGAGAAACAATACAAATGTGGAAAGATGAAGTAAACGAAATCATAGATGATCACGCTGAATTCATAACCATACCATAGGTGGATAATAATGTCACATAAAGCAAAAAATGAAAAAGTTATAGATAAACTGGTAGATGATATAAGTGATGATATTATAAAAACCTCCCGCAAAATCCTAAAAACCGAGGATATTAATTTTACAGGTGGACTTTCTAATAAAATATCAAAGTATAAAATTGGAGAACAGAAATATATAGTATACGGTTCTCCATATGCAGAACTTGTAGAGGATGGTATGCCGCCTGGAGGATACATTGATATTGCAAAATTGCGGGAATGGGTTAGGGTAAAGGTCGGAATAACAGATGAAAGAGCATTAGGAGTAGTTACAGGTAACATATTTAATAAAATAAAAAAGGAAGGAATAGAACCAAAAAGGTTCCTAGATAAATCACTTGATTTTGTAATAAAAAGATGGGGAAAGAAGGCTAATAGAAGATCATCATCTATAAAAACATCACATATTTTTACAAAAACATAGTTTTATAATAATTTATGGTATGTATAATATTGTGGTAAGTATAGTAAATAAAATTAATAAGCTTGTAAAGAGGTAGTAATATATGGGAGATCCAGGACTTGAATTAGCTAATGACTTGATTACATTATTTAATGATAAATGGATACCTACAACAGGGGGATTAAAACCTACATTCACTACACAGTGGAATATAAAAGAAGCAGGTAGAGGTAAAACAAAATATTCAAATGTGATAATTGATGCAGATGTAAATAATCCTAGTATATTTAGCCTTAAATATATTGTAAATGAAGTAGATACGTGGGATTTTTATCATGATATTTCAGCAAATATAGACATGATAACAAGTGAAAGCGAAAATAGAATAAATCAAATTAGTTTTGAAATTCAGAGAATTCTTACTACAAATGTAGTGCCAGTAATCAATACACATCAATATATTCAAATACTACCAGGCCCAATAATTGATCTTAATGAGGCTTATCGTAATATATTTAGAAAAACAATGGTTGTTGATGCAGAACGATACAATCCGTTAACGGGGGATACTGTTATAACTTAATATGTGGGTTTGTTGCGTTATCTGATTTTATGAAAATATTTTTTCTAGAAAAACAAACATTTATATTAGTTTATACGTTACATTACAACGTGAAATATACACTAACTAAAAACACCAAAGAAATAGACGGTACAACATTATATCAAATCCAAGCAACCGAAGATTTCTCAGATGTTAAAAAAGGTGATTTGGGGGGCTGGATAGAAAAAGAAAGTAATTTGTCTCAAGATGGTGATGCTTGGGTTTTTGATGATGCTCGGGTTTATGATAATGCTCGTATCTTTGATAATGTTCGTATCTTTGATAATGTTCGGGTTTATGGTGATGTATCTGTCACTGATAATGCTCGTATCTTTGATAATGTAATGGTATATGATGATGCTCTAGTTTTTGGTAATGCTATAGTTTATGGTAATGCTCGTATCTTTGGTAATGTTCGGGTTTATGATAAGGTATCTGTCTCTGATGATGTTCAGGTTTATGGTGATGCTTGGGTTTATGATAATGCTGTAGTTTATGGTAATGCTCGTATCTTTGGTAATGTTCGGGTTTATGAGAATGTATCTGTCTCTGATGATGCTCAGGTTTATGGTAATGCTCAGGTTTATGGTAATGCTCAGGTTTATGAGAATGCTCGTATCTTTGGTGATGCTCAGGTTTATGGTAATGCATCTGTCACTGATAATGCTCAGGTTTATGAGAATGCTCGTATCTTTGGTAAAGCTCAGGTTTGTGATAATATTTAGGTCTCTGGTGAAATGTTTTAAAATATACTAAATCAAGGGCTTATTATAATTAACACAGAATCACCAAACGTATACTTACAGAACCAAAAATTAGATAACTACACAGAATCTTAAATATTAATCTTTATATATACAGCAACTAATTCTTAACATGTACTATACTATAAATGTTTTGGTGGGTGGAATAATTAGCTAGAACAGCATCTAGTGCATATGTAGAGTATGGATATGAGAGCAGTTTTGGAACCGAATCAAATACATTTTCCTTAGTGTTTGGTAAGGAACAAAAAGCAAATGGTTTGGAGTTTAGCAATAATCAAATACCATTAGGGCAATTATACAGTCCTGAAATAGAATGTTTTGTATATGGAAGAAATGAAGGTAAAGTTTCAATGGAATATGTTTTGTCTAATCCGTGGATACTAACTTCAGTACTTGATGATCCAATTACAACAGGATTAGGCCCATACACACATACATGGAGTTCTGATCCTGATACAAATTCTAGTATTCGTGATATAAAATCACTTTCACTTGAAATTGGTTTTGAAGGTACATCAGGAAATGTTGTAAGAACAATTACTGGTGTTGTATCTCCGTCACTTGCACTTCGAATGTCATTAAACGAACCAATCAGAGTAACCCAAGAATTAATTTGGGGACAGGATAGTGTAGATACTTCACTTGATAATTCAATAGCTTCAGAGACAAAATTTACACCTTATACTTTTGTAAATGCAAGTATAGAACTTCCAAGTAGTACAGAGGTAGCAACAATACAAGACTTTGATCTTAACTTGAATACCAATGCTGAACTATTATATGAATTAGGAGATGCAAACAGTGTTGATGCATATAGAAAAATATTAGAAATGACTGGAAAAATTAATTTAACTGTACTTAATAAGACTAACATTGCGAGGGTTCTTGCAAGAGAAGAACTTGCATCAATGAAAGTTACAATAACTAATGGTCTTACAGGCACAAACGAAAAATCTATTGTTATGACATTTGCAGGTGTAGGACTTTCATTACATAGTAACTCAGGAATAGAACCAGGTGAACTTGTACTAGAAAATGTTGATTTTCAATGTAGAAGTGTAAGCATTGTAGCAACTAATAACACTACTACACAACCAACATAGAAACCTTTATATTACAAACTTGTACAATAGTATCATGAGTTCTGAAGAATTTCATAGTATAACAATACCGTGGAAAGGTACAGATGGTACTATTACAGAAGAAGAAGTAACTTATAAAACTAGTTTAAAGGGACATGAAATTTTTAAGATACTACGTGTTGGTAAGTTAGGTATAGATGGTCAATCTGGAGATCTTTCAGCTTTGCTTACTACATTAACGCAAATGGCTATAACCAAGGCTCCATTTGATCATAAAGATGTTAATAATCTTTTGACCTTAGATGGTAAAATATTATTCAAAGTTATTGGGGGTGCTTTAAAAGCTATCCCTTTAGAAGAATATTTTCAGGATTTGGGTCTAGACAATTCCCTCCTGAAACAGGATTAGACATACAATATTTTATATATTCATATTGCATGACAGTGTTACACATGAGTAAAGATGGAATTGATAATTCAGATTCTGAATTCTTATTTAATATAATGTCAACGAGTATGGCAATGTTCACACATTTTATATCTGGAATTGTAGGAAATAGTAATTCAGGTATAGGGACAGGTTTTTCTCCAAGCGGTGTAAAATAATTCAATTATAGTTTAAAATACACAAAAAACCTATAAGAGACACAATACTTAAATATGTATGTTAAAAGTGATTAAAAATGAATAGTTCTGAGCGTGTTCTCACACTTCGAATAGATGATACTCAACTTAAAGATGCAATTAAGAAAATGCAAAATGTAAGTATTGGAGGAGCATCATCTTCTAGTACACCAAAAGGAATTACAGGTATTGCAAAAATGTTAACTAATAATTCTGGTATATTAAAAACTGTTGCAAAATTAACACTTATTCTTGCAGCAATTACAGTAATTGTAAAACTAATAACAAAAATCACGGACAGAATTATTGATAGCTCACCAATATTACAAACAATGTTAAAACTTTTCCAAACATCTATAACATTTATATTAAGACCAATTGGTGACTTTATTGCATTTTTCCTAAGACCATTTCTTATATATTTTTTACGAAGTGTAGCACTACCAATGTATAGATTATTCTCTCCAATTGCAAGAAGTTTAGGTACGTTTTTGAGTGGTAATCTACTTGGTAGTTTTATGTTGAATTATGATCCAGATACTGATCCATTTTTTGGAACTACTGGAATATTTACTGATATAGGTAAAAAATTTACAGCATGGAAAACAGAACTAGGCTTGTTAGTATTTCCAACATTTACTAATATAGGTGAAAAATTTGTAGAATTTAAAGAACATTTAACATCATTAAAACTTCCATCATTTTCCTCTATAGTTTTAGGTTTTATAAAGTTTGTTGATCATATTGTAAATCTTGTATTTCCCATACTTGCCAGTATAGGAAATTCATTACCATATATTTTTAAACAAATAATGATAATCTTTGATAAAGTTATGCCAGTTATTACACCATTAATTAAAAAAATAATAGATCAGATTATGGAACTATTAAAATCTATTCTACCACATACAGATACAATATCAAAAATAATAGAGACTGTTTTTATAGGACTTACTGCATTTTTTATTGGTCTTAATATATTGCTTGAAAATATAACTTGGATAATAAGAGTATTTTTCCCCGAATTTGCAAAAGTTAGAGGTGTTAGTGAAGGATATAACACTACAATTTCTACAACTAATGTTTTTGGTGATTATACATCCCAAGAAGACTATAACAGACAATTTGGTGGATATGGATTTGAAATGAGTGGTAGCGAGATTGAAAAAAGCATAAATATATCACGCTCAGGGAGAAGGAGTTAATATGGTAGAAATATTTTTAATTAAATATAATCCTGATAAAAGTGAGCTTTATAAATTTCAAATAACAAATTATTCAAGTGCATCAATAAGTCCTGATTGGCCTATTACTCCAGCACCACTCCCAGAAGAGGGTAGTGATCAGAATGTATTGGTAAAACTCACAGGTAATATGCTTCAGGCTAATGTGGCATGGACTCTAAAGGATTACGATGTGAATCAAGAAATTACTGATGGAGTTACTACTAAAACAGTTCAACAGCAGATAAACTTTTTCAATAATAAATTTCAGGCACAATCAATAGATGACTCTTTCCGTATTATATTTAATTATTCAACTGATCCAATATTCTATGATGGTTTCATAACAAGTGTAAAATTTAATACAACACAACCATCAACATTAACATGGACTGCAAGAGCAACATTCCTTCAAGGTAAAGTTATATCAATATACGAACTCGATGTACCATCTGCACCATTAAATGTTATATTATCTAATCCTTCAACTGGAAGTCTCAAAGTTAATTGGGATGATCCTGCAGATTCAGGCACTAATTCAATTACAGGTTATAGGGTACAATATGCATTATCTAGTGGAAACTTTGTAGATGTTGATTTGGGAGATGTAAATACTACAACAATAAGCAGTCTTGTTGCGGGGAATTATAGTGTCTATATATTGGCAAAGAGTGTTTTAGGATTTGGAGCACGATCTGTAACCAAGGAGATAACAATCACTTGAGCAGATCAGTTTGTGTAGTTACTGAGGGGGGTGAAGAAGGTGTTAGTGTTATTAGACATGAATACACACCGCTTGGGGCAAGTTTCAAAAATGAAGGAGCAACAAAACCAAACACATTATCAGCACATTTCACTATTAGTAATAGAGTAAGGGAAGGTGATGAGATTGTCTACATTCAGGATATTATAAGTGTAGAATATTTAGCTTGTATACATAATTTTCAGTTATCTGCTTTAGATGATAGGGGATATAATGTTGATGGGGTATTATCATCAAGTGTAAATATTCCAGAATCAAGATTTGATAATGTTACTTCAGGCAGATTTAAGGGAAATTATGCATTAAATTTTACTACTTCAAGTGAAGATGAAAAAGAACAAGTTAATATACCAAATGCAACAGCTATAACTAGGATTGATCTTTCAGGACAGTTTGATATTTATGTGTTCTTTACACCAGATCAATTAGATCCATCTTTAACAGGTAGTAATCCTATATTATGGAGTTTCTATGATAGCGATAATGGAGTTGAAATAGGAATGACAAACTCCACACCTGTTGCTAATACTAGGGTATATGTTAGGGCGTTTAGTAAACCAGGAACAGATACAATTACTGGTACTACAGAGCCAATAATTACTGGAGCTCCTGTATTAATTAGAGTGTATAGAGGTGGTGATAATATAGTGCACACGGAAGTAAATGGGATAGAAGATGGTACTGCAGTAACAGTTACTGGTTCAATGCAACCAACAGATGCGAATGTATATTTTGGAAATGGTAGAAACCAAAATGACGCATATAAGGGATTAATTCATCAAGTAAGAGTATATAGAGGAACAGTATTAACACAGGCACAAGCTGATGCCATAAGACAGAGTAGACCAGCATTATTTACAATGAAATTCGCGGGACTTGTATGGGATTTGCAAGATAGAGAATCCTATAAAATAGCAAGATGTGACAGTTATTCCAAACAACTTGTAAAGAAAATACTACGTGTTAATGACTTTGGTAATAAGATTAATACATTTGGACTCCAAGAAGAACTCGGTACCATATATTCTGCAGATGTTGTATTAGCAGGAACAGGTTATGCTGATGGTCAAATTGTTGGTTTAACTGGTGTTGTTTCACTTGCGAGTAACGCAACAGCTACTGTGTCTTCAACAGGTGGAGTAATTGAATCAATAGCAATTATTGATAGGGGTTCAGGATATAATAATGGTGAAACATTAACTATTGTTGGCAACATTAGTTCTAATGCAACTGCAATAGCTGTTGCATTAGATGAAACATTTAAGGACATACTACAAGCTATAGTAACTGCTGGAGTTACAGATTTTACAGTTAAAGCTAAAGATGCTTTTACAAGTACTACATCTACTACTGCAAGTGCTATATTAAATGGTAACCTTATTGCAAGAGGATCATTTTTGGGTGTCATATCAATGTTATTTTTATTTAGTAGTACTACATTTTATGTAACTCCAAGAAAACTATTAATAGTTGAAACAAATGCTGGACATGCCACTGATTACACATTTGATCAAGACAGTGATACAAATCCGTATAATATAACAGAAAGTGATAATAATGCTACTACAAAAATAACTGAAGTAACTTTTACTGGAGATGATATTCCTACTGCAACTGCACCTACAAGTGTTACTGGAACTCAAGTTACATTAAGAAAATTCATACGACAATTGAATGATACAATTGACATTGATGCTTTGGCTAGGATAATAGTTGACATATTAAGTATTATAAATACACAATATGTGGTAAAAATTAATGTAGTAGTAAATTGGATACGATTTAATCATATTGTAACAATAAACAATACAAAGAAGAAAATAACTAATGTTCCATTTATAATTACACAAATGTCACATGACTATCCAAGATCAGATACTACAATAATGGTAAATGAAAATGATATAGACTTTTTTGAGATTACAGACAGGGATATTTCAATTCAGGAAAGCTTGACAGACAACATGGAAACATGACTTTTAATTATATGATAAAATATAATTTATAGGTAATTGTTTGTAATCAATTTAAACCTTTAAATACAGATAATATTTTATATTCGTTTAATGACAAGTAAAAAAATATTGTTACCGATTGGTATATTATTAATCATGTCATTAATACCAGTTGTCGCTATTGGTGAATCACATACATTTATAGGTATAATTTGTAATAATGTAGAAATTACATTAATTCCTCTTTGTAATGATGTTAATTCTTTGGATAATAGAATTTTAGATCTAGAAGAACATGTAACATATAATATAGAAAGATTAGATGCACAGGCAGCATTTTTTGTTGATAGTAATATGGAATCATTTCAACCACATCCCATAAGTGGTATGTCAGTTAATGATGGTTATAAATCATCTACAATAACATGGAATTATGGAGATCCTTTAATTAGAGATATTACACATTTTGTAATAGAATTTGATGGTGATATAATTGAAGATAATTTAGCCATTAATTCTACTAGTTATACTTTTGACAACTTGGTTAATGGTGAAACTTATACAGGTACTATTACACCAGTTAATAGTTATAGTGATGAAGTAGTTCATCATTTCACGATAAAACCTACTAATGTTTACCTTCATCCTTCTGGTCTTCCACCTCGTGATCCACTAGAACTTGACTCAGAGTGTTGGGGTTCAATATATTATTGTGATTATCGTGGGCCACCTCTTCCTCCATACAATTTACGTCCTACTATAATTACTGACACTAGAATTTCATTTGCATGGGATTGGGTTCCTTTTACTGAAATACAAGGAGGCTCGTTTCTTATAAGTACTTCACCAAATGTTAATGAAGATAATGGAATTGGATATGGATCAAGTGGTGGAAATCCTGCTAATGGTATTCTACTTCGTAATTTGCTTCCAGATACAACATATTATGTTAAATCATTTAATGGGTTTTTTGGACCAAGTTTATCATCTGAGACTATCACAATAAAAACACCTGACGAGTTTGGTCAAGGAGCTATGTATAATGATATTCCAATAAATGTAAATGAACCATTAATATTTATAGGTAAATCACCTATGTTATCTTTACAAGATGGTTGGGAAAATACAATCCTTCTCCGTGTTGTGGATGTTTATAATGGAAACTCTGAAAATATAAGTTATTTTGTTGAAACAAGTATAGATGGTGAAAATTGGGAGGTATATGATTCTAACTATTTCAATAATGATTATATAGAAATAAATTCATTAAATAACGATCAAGAGTATCATATACGAGTCTCAACTGTAAATGATGCAGGTACAAGTGAACCATCAGATGTGTTACTTGTTACACCTAATACAGATGTTATAGTTAAACCACCTCATCTCCCTTTTACTTGGGATATATCAATTGAACCTAATTTTATAGAACTCGGGGAATCATTAATAATTAATGGAACAGTACATAATATAGAACCAGAAGATGATCATCTTATTTATATCAATTACTCTTTATGTGGAGAACTAGATGAACAGAACTTTACTACTGAAATAGATGAATATGGTAATTTTTCAAGATCTCTAGTATTTGGAGATGATATAATATATTATGAAGAACAGGCTGGGTGTTATCTTACAGTATCAGTAAAATATACTCATGATACAAAAGTAATATATGGTATTTATACTGATACTCTACAAACAAGTGAAAAATTAAAACATCCTAAACCTCCATATCCTGTTGAGAATATAACAGTTGACAATATTGGCAGTGACTTTGTGGAATTATCATGGGATATACATGATAATATACATGTGTCTAATCCTTATCCTGTAATATCTGAACATAATAATCATCACATACAATATAGTATACATGGAGAATCAAAAGATACACGAATTTCTATTAATCATAATGCAACTACATCTGTTTTAATGAATGATTTATTTAATGGTACTACGTATTCAGTTTTTATTGGAACCGTTAGTGCTTATGGTACATCATATAATGATGAAAATAGTCATGTTATGTTTACTACATTATCATAGATTTTATTAACCTTTAAATAAAATAAATATTTAAAAGATATTACTTTTAAGCATGCATATTTGATCAAGACAGAAAAACTATTTTATAAAAATCGGGGATTTTTATTAATATTTAAATAATATTAAAATATAAATTTTTTAATGAAAAATAAATATTAATATTCATAATAATATTTTGTGTGTATATGAATTAATTTATAATAAACATATTTATATCTCTATAATATACTACATACATGAAAGAATTTCATGGATTAAAATTCAACATAAAATGGAGTATGAATTAGGTTGAATCTAAACACAAAATACGTTATTTCATATTTTTCTTTTTCCATTGGAATTATTTCGATTTTGTATATTATTGGTAAGTCATATTGAAATACATATTAATAAACAACACACAGAAAATAGACGATACAACATTATATCAAATCTAAGCAACCAAAGATTTCTCAGATGTTAAAAAAGGTGATTTGGGGGGCTGGATAGAAAAAGAAAGTAATTTGTCTCAGGATGGTGATGCTTGGGTTTATGATAATGCTTGGGTTTTTGGTGATGCTCAGGTTTTTGATGATGCTCGGGTTTATGGTAATGCTCATATCTTTGGTGATGCTTGGGTTTATGGTAATGCTCTAGTTTATGATAATGCTCAGGTTTGTGGTAAATCTCGGGTTTATGATAATACTCGTATTTTTGGTAATGCTCAGGTTTATGATAATGCTCGGGTTTATGGTGATGCTCATATCTTTGGTAAAGCTCAGGTTTATGGTAATGCTGTTTTATGTTGTCGTTTTAGTTTAAATTCAACTATACAAATTCAGAAATGGTTAGAACTAGAAAAACAATTTAAGGATGAATTAGGTCTAATCTAACCACAAAATCTGGATTTTTATAAAATGTATAGTTGATAAAACCTTTAAATACTACTAATATAAGTATTTTTAGAGATGAAATCATATGACTTTCAATCATATCACTCTTGTTAAAAAGAAATCATTTATAAAACAATTAAACACAAAAAAGGGTCATTACTATCAATCAGAAGATGGAACTATATATCCAAGCATTACAACCATAAAAGATTTGACAGATCCCAAGGACTGGTTTCCATATTGGATTAAAAAAATAATGCGGGACAATGATATGAATGAGGAAGAGGCAAACATAGAGGCTAAAAGAATAGGTGAATCATCAATGAGTGTAGGCACAGCATTACATAAACTGGCCGAAGACTATATGTGTAATATACCATTAACAAAGTTTGATAAAAAAGATTTTGAAATTGATCCAAATGAATTATTCACACCATTAAAGAAATGGCTTGATGAACATGTAAATAATGTATTTACAACAGAAAGCAAGATGTATAGTAAACAACTTGGACTTGCAGGAACTGTTGATTGGGTCGCGGAACTTGATGGGGTTGTTACAATAGGAGATTTCAAAAACTCTAGAAGATCTAAAATGCCAAGTGATATAATACGAAACAAATATTATGAGCAAATATGTGCATATGGAAGAATGTTTGAAGAATGTTATGGAATTAAGGTAAAACAAGGTGTGATAGTTGTAGTGTCATGGGATGGTAAAGTAAGACCATTTAAAGTTAATTTACAAGATTATGAATCCAAGTTATGTGATATGATAATAAAATATGAATCAGAAATAAACGTTTAAATAACAATTATAATATAATATAATTGTGAGTGAAGAAAAATCTGATTTGTCTAAAATGTCTAGAGATGAACTACTTAAGGGAATTAAAGATGGAACTATAAAATCAGAATCATGTACAAAAGAATCTTCTAATCATCTTGGTATATATGCTTATACTATAGAAATTCGTCAAGAAGACTGTGTAGTAAAAATACACTATAATTATAATTATCAATTAAATGATATTATGGAATTTGAAGGTAGAAGATTACAATCATTTTATTATAGAAATATGAAACTACCATCATTTGATGAAAGGGTTTGGGATAATGATAGAGAAATAACACTGAGAAAAAGATTTAAATAGTATAATCCATGAAAAGGTTTATATATGCATTCTAAAAAGAAAACTCCAGTTCTAAAAGAATGTAAAGTTGAAGGTAAACCTGTTGAATTAATCATTGATAAAAGAACTGTAAATAACACAAAAAATACTAGAAGAGCGAAGAGCTTAAAGTATGCAAGAAATCTTCCCGCTAATTGTAATAGTTGTCCCTATCGCGGAGTAGATGATGGCGGGAATGGAATTTGTGAAAAATATGAAAGAGATTCAGTATGTGTAATAAGAAAAGATATTGAAAAAGCAGTAGATGTTTTCAACGAAAGAAATGAAGGGAGAATATTAGCCATGATGGAATCTGAATTTACTGATAATTTTGAGAAACTTGTGTTCTTCCAGACAATGGAAAACGCGGGAGGGGAATTGAATCCTGAAGTTACCAAAAGAATAAACTCTATGACAAATTTGGGGAAGATAATTTCAGAAATAAAGACCAAAAAAGAAACAATAGAGATAAAAGAAACACGAATATCAAAAGACAAGATAGAAGAAATAGGGAGAGTCATAAGTATGACAAAGGAGAGTTCTGATAATGTATAAAAAAGTACCCCCAATAGAAACTATTACAGATGAAGTAGAATATGCTACTAGATTAATAAAAGCAAAAGATAATTGTTCATATTTTACAGAACAATTTTTTGGAGCTAAAAACTTTGAATATAACATACCATACTTAAACTGTGAAGATCGTTTTGTATTGTATAGATGTATAGAAGAAAATGAATTTGTATATTGCAATAATGGAATAAAACAAGTAAAAGAATTAAAAAACGAGGATAAAATTTTGGGGGGTACTATTAGCGATGTACATAAATTTGAAGATGAATTATTAGAAGTAAGATTTAAAAATGGAGTAAAAATAAAGGTAAATTCAAGACATCCGTTTTATACAAAAGATGGATGGAAAGAAGCTGAAAAACTTGATTTATCTGATAAAGTGGAATTTTGTTCTGCTAAGAAATTTAAAATAAATAATAATATAGAGTTTTTAGAAAACCAGTATTTTTTTACAACTAAACAAGAAGCATTT